GTTGCCTGAAGAATCTTTTGAATATAAAGTTTGGTTTGTTAAGTCTACCGCAAGTTCACCCTGAACTAAGTCGCCTGCTGCGGGAGCACCTGATCCATTCTTTGTAACGATAGTAGTAGCCATTAAGGACTCCTGAGACTGTTAGATTTACTTAGATTATCCTTAGCTGTGATAACCTGAAGATTCCAAGGAACGTGCAACCCGCAAACATCTTTACCCTTGAGAGGAACAATATGGTCAACGTGGTGTACTACTCCTGTTACCTCTGTTCGCAAATCCCTGAGACTATATATTTCTTCTATGAAGAACTCATGATCTTCTGTGAGCCACCTAGGTTTAGCCTGCTTAACGCCTTTAGCTCTTAAGTGACCTTTGGTAATGTAGTACTGTTTGTTGTTCTGATAATACTTACGCTGCTTTGCATTAATTGTTTCACTGCGTTCTTTGCGCTTCTCGTTAATACAAAACTTACATTGTCCAAACAACCCGTCTTTGTTTCGGGCTTGCTTATAAAACTCTGTGTGATTCTTTGTTTCTTTACATGTGCTGCAAGTCTTCATAAATCCTCCCACAAGGATAAAATGAGGGTACTAACTGTGTGGGCAGCTTTCCCCTCGGAACTACTTAGGCGTCAGAGACAGCCAAGATCAAACCCGCTTCTGGACGATATGTTTCGATACCATACAGAGTGTCTGCGGTGTACAGGGTGCTTAAATATTCCTGTTTGTATTGAGTCTGCGAACGTACACTCATTTGCTCTGCGTGAACAATGGCGTCTTTGTGGAAGAATACACATCCACGTACACCAGTAGTCAGCGTAGGAGCGTTAGATGATACGTAAATGTCAACACCGTAGAGGTTACCGATGAGGCCAGATTCAACACCACGGCCACCTACGAAGTCACTAGATACGTAACGGTCGATTCCCATGATGTCCTTTCTGGCTGCCGGAGGGATCACAAGACAACGGTTATCCATAGGCACATTAGCATCATCTAAGATTTTAATGGCTGTACGGAAGCCTTCGTCGTTGAACGCACCGGGAGTACCAGTACCGAACAGTGCTAGACCAGCAGCATCTACGAACTCATAGCTGTTAGAGTTAGTCCAGTCAGAAGCAGTCGATGGAGCAACTACTCGGGTTCCATCTCCGAAACCTGTAGCACAGTTCATTAGGTCAGTGTCAACTTGGACAGCTAGTTGGTAACCAGCGTCTTCAGTGTAGAACTGACGTAGGCTCGTGAGGGCCTGAACTTCTACAATATCTTCGATGAATCGTGAGTACTCAAAGTGACGATCAACTGCAATTGTCAGCTCACCTTCTACGTTTGCTTGGATGTTAACAGCCGTGTCAGCAACCTTAGCGGAAGCAGCACCACGGATGGGCTTAGGTACGTGGATTAAGTCGCCCTTCTTACCTGTCATTGACATCTTCTTAACGAGAGGTGACATCTTCAGGTTCTTCTGGTATGCTGCGATTACTTCGTCGCTCCAGATTTCAGGGATGAATGTTGCTGCGGCTGTCTTATTGACAATGGAGCCACCGCCTACTGTACCGGGATAAGTTTGAGTCGCCATAATAAATCTCCTTTAGATTAGGCTACTTGACCCTCCCGTCTGCATACGCTTGAAAGATTTCCTCTGACAAAGCTGCGTAACGGTCGGGATCAGTCTTCATAAGTTTAATAATATCAGCACGACGATATTGCTTCTTACGTTGAGTTTGGCCTGTTCCTCGGGCGTTACCTGTACTCGCAGACTTAACCTGTTGCTTACGTGCTTGCTTCTCAACTGCTACTGTCTGTTGTGCTACAGAAGCTCTCTCCTTCCAGAGAGACAAGAGTTCATCAGCGGCGTCGTAATCATAAGCCTGATCTGCTTGTACAAACAATTGAGTCCTAATCTTAGATCCTTTAATCCACTCAGCAAAGTTGACATCTTTAAGGATAGTCTCCATCTCTGGATGCTTCTTAGAGAGTTCAGCCAAGGCGGTCTCTTTACGATACCTCTGAGTGACTTGATTAGCTTCTTGGATCTTAGGGTGGTTATCAATTGCCCTATTAACTGCGGCCTGTGGATCAACAAAGAAGTCAGTATCATCTTCTTCTTGCTGTTGTACAGGTGCTTGTTGCTGTGTGAGTTGTGTCTGGATGTGGTCGTCAACAACCTTACGTAGTTCACCAACTTCAGAGCTTTGTTTACCTAGGAGCTTCTCAGCCTCTTGGTGCATCTGAACAACCTCTTGCAAGGACTTGTTCTGATACTTCTCTGGTAAGCTAGGCTCCTCTTGGGCTACCTCCTCTTCAGGAGACTCAAGGGGATCCTCTGGTGCTTCTAGTGTATCTACGTTACTATCGTTAACTTCTTCTTCCGAACGCTCATCTATGAGTTGTGCTCTTGACATTATGAACTTCTCCGCCTAACGGTTGTGGAGTTTATTTACGCTCTGCTTGCTCATGTTCTCGTACCCACTTCATGTGTCTACCGGGGAAATCCCCAGAGGCACCGTCAAGTACGCATGGTGTTGCAGAAGCGACCCTTGTAGCGTTAGCGCCACAACCGCACCTACTGGTTGTAACACCGTCCTCTACAAATTCTTCAAAGTAATGACCCTCAGTACACTTAAAGTCGTATACCTTAATCATCTTCATTGGATTCTTTGGCTTCCTCGTAAGCCTGCTCTACCGAGGATTCTAAGTTTATTAGGTGGGCTATGACATTTAATTGTCCCTTCCTAAAATACATATCGTTAGTATCTTTGGTTGCCTCTACGGAGTTAATCACGTTACCATTTGATCCAAACTCTCCCGTGAGTTGCTTCCAACCCTCGGTGTTAAAGAGGTCAAAGTATACATTGAAGTATCTCTCTAGTTCAGGTTTCATATCATCCTAGCTTCTTTGTGTGTTTATCTTACGTTATATTATAACATATTCTGAGGTAAATGTCAAGTGTTTTCTTTGGTATTATTTACCTTTCTTACCTTTGGAGCAGCTACAGCCCCCTTTGGCCTTCTTTGCTGCTGCTTTGCCAGCTTTAGTGTACGGGTATTTCTTACCTTTAACTGTAGGCATCACCATTTCTCCTTATTAGCCCAATATGCCGCAGACATCTTACCTTTGGCTATATTCTTTGCGTGTCGTGCCTTGAAGGACTTCTGACGAGCCGTAGGCTTCTTATCACCTGAGACTCCCTGCTGTCCAAACCTAATAGTCTTAACCTTGTCGCCTTCCTTGGCTACAACTACGTGAGACTTAGTAGGGTGGCTAGGTGTCCTCTTAGGCTTGTTGTAGCCTGAGACACCAGCTCGTGTCAATCGTGGGTCTTTCTCTTTAGCCATGCTTAAGTCTCCTTAGAAGCCTTCCTAGAGGCTCTGGGGGCCTTCTGAGGGGCCTTGGGGGCTTTGAGGAGGAGTTCCGACATTTGGCCCTCTAGGACCTCTAGGCGCTCCTCTGTTTTCCCTAGGCGGTTGAACTGACCTTTGAACGCCTCGTTCACTTGGTTGATTAGGTTCTTGAGGTCTTGTTGTGTCATTAGCATTACGTTGGTTTCCTTGGTTATTAACTTGCTTCTCTTTTAGGGCTACTTCAGCAACCTTGAGTCTACGTTCAAACTCCTTGTCATCTTGGTCACCAGCTTGGAGGTTTCTAGTGATAGCCTCAATCTTCTTAATCTCAACCTCTTGAGGCTCAAGCTGTGCTTCAACAGTGTACTTCTGTGCTCTCGCTTGTGACTCAGCAGCTTGTGCAGCTAAGGCGGCTGTCTGAGACTCTTGGAAGGCTAACTGAGCCTGTTGTGTAGCCTGTGCTGCCTGTTGAGCCTGTGGGTTAGGCTGCTGGGCTTGCTGCATAGAGGCTATGAGTTCTTCCCTGTTACTCAGGTTCATGTTATCTATGATGCTCTGGATTAACACAGGGTATATCGGGCTATCCTGCTTCATAGTCTGTAAGAGTTGTACAAGCTGTGTAACCTCATACTCCCTAGCAATGATACCTAAGGTTGAGGTAGCGTTGAACTTATAGTCATTTACAGGGTAGTTCTCAGGGTCAAACTGCATGTACCTATGTGCAGCCTTAGTGACAAAGGGGATCAAGAAGGACTGTTGGAAGTTAATTAAGGTGCGCTTATGACGTTTAATAATAGCGCCAAGAGACATAGAGATACCAGCGGCAGTAGCTTCACCATTAACAGCACCAGAGAGTCCTGCTGAATCAACTGCTCCAGTAGCTTGTTGTACCATCTGTTGCAAGGAGGATGCTTGGGCGAACGTGATCTGACCCACTTGACCAAAGTTGAACGGCTGTAAGACTTCACGGGGATCTCCATTGGTTAATATAGTCTTGCCGGGGCGTATCTCAGGCTTGGCCCCTCGTGGGAACTTAGTGGCATCAATGGCTAACATAGGATGTATCGTGAGAGCCAAAGCGTCTATTCTAGCCCGTAGCTCAGTATCCAAAGCCTTTTGGCTATTGTAGCCCTTCTCACACACACCACGACCCCAGAACATAGAGGGTACTACGTCCCATGGGAACGCTACTACAGGCCTATCTTGCATCATGTAGGGGTTAGCCTCAGCCTTTAGGAGGACACCTCCGTTGGCTACGACTACGATAGCCTCTACGTAACTACCAGAGTCATCAGAGGAGCCTAGGTTTTCTGCCTCGTTCTCATCATCCATGGCCTCATCTAAGAGTTGCTTAGGGACTAATCCGTAGTACTTCGTTAGGCGCACCTTGTCATCACTGTATACAGAGATTTCATGGTCAGGCTCTAAGTCTGTGTCTGTGGACGCTGTGCCTACATAGGTGTCCCTGTAGACCCCTTGCTCCTGTAGTTGCTCCACTAAGTGTGGGCTTACAAACTCATCAATGGCTACACCCATAGCATCCTCAATGGATGTGGCTACAGGGTCAATAAGGAAGTTCTGAGGCATCACAGGCTTTAACTTAACGACTACCCTATCTGTAATGTTGACACCTACAGCCTGTAGTTGACCATCCATCATAGGCTGAGAAGCCGGGGCCATCTCTTTGATTTCCTCTAAGACTATCTCACCCACCCCGGTTCCAAAGACTGCTGCGTTGATTAAGCACTCAGCGACAGCCTTACGTACCTTAGTGTTCTCAAAGTCTTCAGTTAACTTGTTCCTTAGGTACTGTATGTCCTGAGAATCCTTGTCTCCATAGTTATCTTGGATGTCAAAGAACTTACCACGACCAAAGGTGGCTTCCTCCATCTCAGCAACATTAGACTCCACGGCTTGCTGGAGAGCCGGGCTGATTATGCGTGAGCGCTCTGATTGCTTCTGCTGATCCTCTGCTGCCCAGATACCCCTCCAGAGTCTATAGTACTCATCAAATTTCTCAGCATAGTTACTTTCGTAGTTATCTCGCCAGTCCTCTGCTTTAGTCATCACCCAGTCTTCTAGGGACTCATCTATCATCAGAGGATCTGGGCTATATAGGGTGTCTTTCATAATTAGTATCCCGCTACAATATCTAAGATTTCAAGCTCATCTTCTATGAACTCATGGATCCCATAAGGGATGGTCGCTAATTGATCTATGTAAGCCAAAGAATCCACTAAGTCATCATGCGTTAGTGGATCAGGGAACTGGAAGAGTTGATCTAGAAACCTAGCGTTCCACTCCCCTTTGTTCAAGCTTATTACACCGTTCTCAAAGCGCCCTTGCAACGCCCACATAATACGGTCTGTCTTCTTCTTATTACCGTGGGTTAACTCTTCTACCCTAAAGTACTTCCCGTGCTTCCTCTGGAGATCCATAAGAGGACTCATTACCGCTTGCTTTGCTATACCCCTCTCGATACCCACTGAGATAGGTTGGTAATCCCGGACTGCTTGGAATATCTTCATCGCTGTTTCATCTAACGTCCAACGTCCATAGATAATGTTATCAATGTGCCAGTCTCCGTTGTCACCAACTTTGACTACGGAGATTGCTGTCTCATCTAACTTAGAACTCTTCGTCCTCTTCTTACCTACTTCCTCAAAACCTGCGAGGTCAATGGCTATGTAGTAGTCCCCTGCTTCCGGGGCCTCTCCGTAGTGTACCCAGTCCTCCTTAAACATCTCTGAGCCAACTGCCTCAAAGGACGCCATGAACTCCTGACGAAAGGCGTAAGAAGACATTGATTTCTTGGCGATGTTAATTTCATCAGGGTCGAGTAGTGGGTTATCGTAGCTTGTGAAGTGCCAGCCTGAGTATGTCTCATCATCACCTATCTCCGCATACTTATAGAGTTCATAGAAGTGATTACGTCCCATAGGTGTCCCTATGAACATCGCGTGTCCCTTCTGGTCTGCCAACGCTGGACGTAAGACCTGCTCCCATACGTCAGGCTTCATATCTGCGTACTCATCCATCACTAGAAACTTCAAGGAGACACCACGCATAGTCTCTGGCCTATCGGCTCCCTTAAGCGTAATCGTGGCTCCATTGACTAACTTAAGCTGCAAGTTGTTAATGTGGGAACCTGTGATTACATCGTGACCTAACTCTAGGAGCGTTTGCCACATGATGTCCCTAGCTTGTCCCTGCGTAGGGGCTACATAGAATACATGGCCCCTGTCTGACTGTAGGGCATTAATGATGAGCATCCATGCAGCTAACCTAGACTTCCCTGTTCTTCGGCCAGCAGCGACAACCTTAAAGCGCGTAGGATCCTCGAATACTTTGGTTTGCCATGGGAGTAACTCTACGTTAAGATCAGTCACTCCTTAGGCTCCTTAGGTGGCTTATGTTAGTCATCTATGTCTTCTATCTCTTCTTCCGTTAGTTCCCTCTCAGGAAGCCCTAGGCCTTCTACGGAGCTATAGAACTCCTTTAGATCCTTGAACTTATAGAGGACCGCTGGTACTGCCCTACGTCCTGTGATCTTCTCTACAAAGTCCCACCCTTGCTTACCCGGTGGTATCTGAACATAATCATACTCCATGTTTATCGCTGTGAGCTTCTTACGTACTGCCTTGCATCCGTGGCACCAGTCGGCACCTATGACAACAAAAGACATCTAAGTTTCCTTATGTTGCGTTAGAGTTGTTGAAGTTACTAAACGTGAAGGGTGAATACACAAGATCCAAAGTTACTATAACTTCTACGTTACCCGCTGATCCTGTGGTTGCTCTAATAGTCTCCCCCGGTGGTATCACTATTACACCGTTGCCCGAAGGAGGGAAGAAGATATAATCCTTAGAATCTACAGACTTCTCTAAGAAGATGTAAGCATCCGGGTCTGGGTTTTTATCTATGAATATACTAACGTCATTGGTGGAGTTCTCTAGGTTAGATACAAAGAGCATGTTCCAATGGCCTATGTAACCCTGAGGTATCTCTAGTATCTCTGTAACATCAGTCGTCGTTAAGTTTACATTCTTCGTGTAGAGCATCTTAAGATTCTCCTTCGGTTGTCCATTGGCCTTCTAAGGCTTCTGAAGAGCCTAAGGGTGCTTCGGATACCTCTGTAGACCCCACTCCTGTGATGTTTATCTGTATGGCACTCCTACCTGCATCCTTGATTACATCCTTCTCAAAGGCCGCTGTAGGGGCAATCCGGTCTAAAATAAGCTTCCATGCTGCCGACTGTGCCTTATGATTGTCGTCCAATGCTGCATCAAAGATAGCCTCTAGTACCTTCTTTGACTTAGGACTAGCTAACATCCTAGCCTTATATTGGTTTATGATCGCAGCATCACCGGGTGGTCTACCTACCTTACCCCTATTACCTACCTTCTTAAGCTCCGTAGAAGCCTTTGTAGGCCTCCCACGCTTCTTAGGTGCAACTTTAGTTGTATCTGGTTCTTCTGTAGACATAAGTTATCCTCTGTAGGCTTATGTTGTCTTATGTTTTACCTGAGTCCCCTATAATCTAAGTACCCTTTGGATTCCCTAGTCCCTTAAGGGGTAAACCTTAGAGGGGATCTTGGTAAACCTATTTAGTTATACCTTAATTTATCAATCAATGTATTCATCAAAGGATAACTAAGGGGTAACTTAAGTGGCGCGATCGTATCTAAGGCTTTGCTTAAATTATACTATTATTATACCATATTTCAGAGCAAATGTCAAGGTATTTCTTTGGTAATAATCACACTACTAAGGATTCTTAGGCCACCTTAGGGTTCTTTGGTGCCTTAGGTAGTTCCCTTTTAGAACCTAGGGTGCCTTAAGGTGCACTTTTGGTAAACTTTAGGTATACCAAGGGTTTACATTAGGTAACATTACACCTAGTTTTCCTTATTTTACCCTATTTTGTGCCTAGGAAGGTACAACTATAGTAACCAAGACGCAACCCCGGCCCCCCGGCCTTGAACAGCCTCGGGATCACGATGGTACCACGGCTAACCCGAGATGTCAAGAGAAAACATTGGTACTATTCACGTTGACATTGCAGCCTACTTGTGCTAGCCATAGGAGCCAAGGGGTAACACAAGGCGCAACATAAGTCAACCAAAGGTTGTGGTATTATTTACGTTGACAGGTGGAGCTATTCGTGTTAGCCAATGTAACCTTAGGGTTACACGAGGGGCACCCAAGGTGCAACCTAAAGTTGTGGTAATATTCACGTTGACATAAGTGGACATGTGTGAGCCAAAGTAGGAGCCTCTGAGGGGTACTATAGACACCTTAGGTTGTCAAGTGTTGACACAGGGTGACCAATGGTGTACCGACGTTGTGCCTTTATACACACGCGCACACGCGAATAGCACACCTGAGGAGCCTGTGTCAACTAAAGGAGTTTGGTAATATTAACATTACAAAGGGGTTGCATCTTAGGCTAGCTCAGGTATAATGGTTACATCAACTAAGGAATACAAAGGAAACAAGGTATGACACACAAAGCAACCAAGGTCAACCAAGGCGAGTATCATTACAGAGGGTTCTTTATAGAGCAACGTGAGACGCGTGAGTGGTTCGTAGGCGACGCGAGGGACTACATAGCCCACGACGTCACAGACACACTGAGAGAAGCAAAAGAGTTAGTGGATTACTACCTAAGTAAATAAAACACTTGACAGCCTAGGTACCTTCGGGTACCTTAGGCCACCTAAGACAACCTAAGTAGGAACCTAAGTTATGCTAAAGTTATCCAAAGCTTCTAAGATGCCGTGTCGGTCGTGGTCACTACAGGCCCTAGATACATGTCCAGCCTCCAGAGACGCCTCAGGTGACCTTGTGGACGCTTGTAAGGGATGTTACGCAACCTCAGGTAACTATAGATTCCCTAACGTTAAGGCGCCTAGGGTGCACAATAGGGAAGATTGGAAGCGTGACACTTGGGTGGCTGATATGGTCCAAGAGTTAGACAACGATAGATACTTTAGGTGGTTTGACAGTGGCGACATTTATGATGTACGTTTGGCGCGTAAGATACTAGAGGTATGCGAAGCTACGCCATGGGTTAAGCATTGGATACCCACTAGGATGCACAAGTTCCCTAAGTTCACCTTAGTACTCCAGAGGCTACAGAGCTTACCTAACGTGGTCCTAAGGCTATCGTCTGACAGTATCATAGGTGAGACCATCGAAGGTCCTACCACTAGCACGATTGCAACCTTAGAAGACGCACCAAAGGGGTCGTTTGTTTGCGAGGCTTACACTAGGGGCGGTAAGTGTGACAAGTGTCGCGCATGTTGGGACAAAGGTATTTCAGTGGTAACATATATAGGCCATGGTAAGTCAATGGTTAAGAATCAAAACAACTTAATAAAAACACTTGACGTAGCCTAAGGGCTACTGATAGTATACTTAAGAATGTCTAGGGTCAGTTTGTAGTTTAAACGCGAGGCGCGCGAGCTTAGGTACTGAGGCCTTCCGGAGGGTTTAAGTAGCTCTAGACATTCTTAAGTATACAAACGTTACAAGTAGCCTAAGGGGCCTAAGTGATGAATACAATTAGTGAAATAATTACATTTGTATCTAAACAGGATGACATGACACAGGATTCTGTTATACTACGCTGGCATTTAAAGCTAGTAACAATTTAAGACAACTAAGGACACCTAAGTTATGTTGACTAAAAGATATATTACGGAAGATGAAATGACACAGTGCGTTGAGGGCGTCATGCCTACGCTAGAGTTTACCCATAAAACTCATCGCGAGCTAACTAGATTAGCATTAGAATGGTTCGCGGACGATCTAGGGGTTATAGCTAACATTTCAGCGTGTAGGGTTGTAGCCTCAAGGTGTCTAGCGGGTTGGGAAGGTACAAAAATTAAAACATTTAAAGAAGCCCAAGGGGCCTAAGTTATGAAAGTATTTGTCTATTGGAATTTACATAGGAAACTATGGTCTATCAAAGCCCTAGAGGGGCCACAGAAGGGCCTAGTGATAGATAGAGCAGACTTTGTACACTTACAAGGGGTAACACCTAAAGTGTCTCAGAAGGGTAGAGAGAGGGTCTTAAGAGAGCGTAAGAAGAATGTTCACGCGGGCCTTACGGGTACCCTGTTACCTGAGGGGTCACCTATGCCGCGCCCATGTTCTAATGATGACATGATAACTTACAACCCTTACAAAGGCCCTACGTTTACGTATAAGCAAACAGGGAGTGAATACGTAGGCTCTACGGATGCCGTATTATTAGCTTGTGTGGATCATCCGGAGGTTTTTGTATGTTAACGCTTGACACTACCATATGGGTTCTGGTATTCTCAGGCCTATTACTAACAATGCTACCTTGGAGCACTAAAGATGACTAAAACAACTTATGCGGTACAATGGTTTGATGGGGACAAGTGGCGCACCACCTATGGTTACCGAGGTGACACGTTAACACAGGGACTATCTGAGCTAGGTTTACATATTGCCCGATGTCCTGAGGTGGAATCTAGGCTAGTAGTACTAGAGACCACCACGGTTATACAAAAGATACTCCTAACAGCACCTAGCGAGGCTTAAGGTATGCAAAAGATAATCGGTAATTATTACGCTGAATATGACTATGACACTAGACTATGGTCTATCCTTAAGCAAACCGAGGGTAAACGTAAGGGGCCTTATACGCCCATTAGATACCCAACATTGGTTAAACTGTGGTTCCCTCGCTGGGTATCCTCTAAGCTACTTAAGTAACCTAAGAGGTACCCTAGGACCACTAAGGTACCTAAAAGCTCGCACAGAGGCTTACAGAGCCTCTCAAGGCCACCTAAGGCCACCATTGGAGACTAAAGGTATGTATACAGTATTAACTTGGATTATTATGGTGTTACTATCACCGGTATTATTACCACTAGCAATAATCATAGGTATACTGTATGATCCTACTGACACGATGCCTATGCCTAACAGCGAAGGTAAATATAAAGATACAACTAAGGACGACTAAGGCCACCTAAGGCCGCCTAAGGAGACTAAAGATATGAAATGTAAAGCTTGCGACGTACTACTAGAAGATTATGAGACTGTCAAGAAGGATAACTCAGGGGATTACTTTGACCTCTGCTCCTACTGCCTAAGTGTGTCAATAGGCACCCTAGAGGATGACTGTGGTAATATTACCGCTGAAATACCCTATGATGAGAACAAAATCTATGATATACTAACCTAAGTAATACTAAGGACACCTAAGAATCCAAAGGATTCTAAGTATCCTAAGTATCCAAAGGATTCTAAGTATTCTATGTTTTACTAATTTATTATATAACTAAGGTTACTACTTAAGTAGCCTAAGGAGAACTAAAGATGGACTATCTAGCTAAGGTTACTATTGAGGGTGTCGTATACGAGGCACATGTGGACGTCAGAGAGTATGATGGTGAGCTTGAGGCGGATCTGAATACATCCCTAATATACATTAATGACAAAGTACACCTTGCTTCGGACGTGCCCTACGGAGTACTTGACGAGCTACTAGAGGAAGCTTACGATATGTACCGTATGGATGACGGAGCAGACGCAGCGTATGACGCAATGAGGGACGCATGATGAAACTTAAAGGCGTCAAGGTTCAGTACGGTTTGCAGTGGTGCCACGCTCAAGACACCAGTGAACACCGTTGGATTACCCCCAGTGAGCGCTATACTAAGGCTGAGGCTATGGCGGCGCTAGAGCTACATCAAGACGAGTACCCACACCTAGTAAGCAGGGTCGTGCGTCTCGAGACAACCACAACGGCAATACCTGTTAAGGAGAGCGAACAATGTACTGGGTAGTAATGTTTGACCGAGACGGAGGGGAGCTAGATCCAGAAGGCCCCTATGACTGCCAGAGTGACGCGCAGAGCCACGGGGAGTTTATGCTTGACAATCGCTGGGTCACCTACGAAATACAACTAGAGGACGACGTATGAATCAACTAGAGACATACCATAAGCTGCGGGACATGCAACGTAAGATTAAACACCTTAGGGATCTAAACACCATGGGTTCAACTGAGGACCCTGTTTCACGCGCTGTCAGTTTAGCCTATGATAACGCGTATGGCATGGTTGACAAGATAGCTAATAAGCTGTACCGTGAGGGTATAACTCAGGAGGATCCAGAGGATGGATAACAAGGGAACAATGGTAGCAGCAATGATACTTTGCCCACCTTTAGTATTACTCGTGCTCTCTATCGTTGCTTATACGTCGATTAAGAGCGCCATAAGCCCCACTAATGACATATACGACGAGGCCTAAGGTGACAGACTTTGAACTAGCAGTGACTACGGTGGTAGTCTTAGTATTCCTAGGAGTTCTAACGCATGTATTTAGTGAAGACAAAGAGTAATAACGTGGTAATAATACCAAGGAGGTGGACAAACAGAGAAACTGTGTTATAATATTAGTATAGACTACAAAGTCTAAACCACCACCATAGGACCCTATGGATGGTAAATCAAAGTAGATAAGGAAATTTAGTATGGCTCAAGTAATCGAAGGTATTGTAAACTTCTCTAACCTAACCCAGCATGATGTATACATGGGTCAGACCACGGGTAAGTACACCATGACGATCACCATGGCAGAGGATGACGCAGAATCCCTATCATCCCGAGGTGTGAAGATCAAGGACTATGAGGGGGCAAAGCAACGTAAGTTTTCCTCTAAGTTTGATGTTAAGGTAGTCGATGCTGAGGGTAATCCGTTTAACGGCGAGGTACCGTATAACTCTAAGGTGCGCCTTAAGTACAAGGTAGGACCAGCTCATCCAGTGCACGGCTTAAGTACCTACCTAGAGGCCGTGAAGGTCCTAGAGGTCGCTGAGATGGACTCAGAGGATGACAATGGGGACTTCTAAGTTCCTTCACCATGGGAGTTGCCCCTCCTGTGGTTCTAGTGATGCCCTCGCCGTCTATGCGGACGGTGGGGAGCATTGCTTCTCATGTGGCTACCACACCAAAGGTTCAAATGGAGATACACAAGTGACTGAAGTAGCACCAAAAGCAGTAGCCTCAGTTAAAATGGATGGTGTAGTAGCCGCCATAGGTAACCGTAAGCTATCTAAGGAGACCAGTCAACGATACCAAGTGACGGTTACTTACGATGCTAACGGGGCCATTGAGAAGCATTACTACCCTTACTATAACCCCGAGACGGGTGAACTGGTGGCGTCAAAGGTACGCACCGTGTCCCCCAAGGAGTTCTACGCTACTGGTAGCATTAAGGGTACAGGCTTGTTCGGGCAGCAGGCGTGTCGTGGGCGTGGTAAGTTTATCACGATCACTGAAGGTGAGCTAGACGCCATGAGCGTCTCTGAGATGTTTGACAACAAGTATGATGTAGTGAGCCTTAAGTCTGCTAGCAACGCTGAGGGAGACGTTAAGGAGGCCCTAGAGTGGCTTGAGGGGTACGATCAGGTTGTCCTATGCTTAGATCAAGATAAGGCAGGTAAAGCAGCCCTAGAGAAGATTAAGGACCTCTTTAGTCCTAATAAGCTGAGGGTGTGTGAGCTTCCTATGAAGGATGCCTCGGACATGCTACAGGCTAACCAGATACGTGAGTTTATACGTTGCTGGTGGGATGCTAAGGTCTACAGGCCCGATGGGATTGTCTCAGGTCAGGACACATGGGAGGCGTTGGTAAACAAAAGGAACGTTAAGAGTGTCCCGTATCCTTGGGAGGGATTAAATGACATTACGAGAGGACACAGAGCGTACGAGCTTGTCACTATCACCAGCGGCTCTGGCATGGGAAAGTCTCAGTTCATACGAGAGCTTGAGTATGATCTCTTACGCAGAACTGAATCCAACATTGGTGTACTTGCACTCGAAGAAGATGTCGCACGTACATCGTTGGGAATCATGTCGGTGGCAGCGAACAGGCCTCTACACTTGGAAGAAGACACACCTATTGATGAGCTTAGACCCTTCTGGGAAGCAACGATGGGTACAGGACGCTACTATCTATTTGACCACTGGGGGTCAACGTCAGCCGATAATCTACTCTCGCGAGTCAGGTATATGGCGAAGGCCTTGGATTGCAGATACGTCATCCTCGACCACCTATCCATCGTTGTTTCTTCTCAGGAGAACGGAGATGAACGGAAGGCCATTGATGAGATAATGACCCGCCTAAGATCCTTGGTGGCTGAGACTGGGATAACCCTGTTCCTAGTGTCACACCTCCGTAGGACCTCAGGCACAGCCCATGAGGATGGTGGCAAGATTAGCCTACAGGATCTCAGGGGTAGTCAGAGTATCGCTCAGTTATCAGATATGGTCATAGGGATGGAAAGGGATCAGCAGAATGAGGACCCAGAGATCCGCAATACTACCAGTGTTAGAGTACTGAAGAACCGCTATAGTGGGCAGACTGGCCCCGCATGTTGGCTACAGTACGACCTAGACACCGGACGTATGGCAGAGGTTCCTAAGCCTACAGCAGGAGATGAGGTAGAGTTTTGAGCAACTATGTCTACATGGATATTGAGACTGATGGGTTAGACCCTAGTGTTATCTGGGTAGCCTGTTGTAGACACAACGGAGTGACGGAGGTCATTTGTAATGAAGAAGATTTTAAGGCGTATGTATCATCTAAAGGTGATGCTTCTTACGTATTCCACAATGGAGTTGGTTTCGATGTTCGCGTGGTGGATACTCTTTGGCACACTACTCTTAGGCGGTCTAGGATCATTGACACCTTGGTTCTCTCAAGGTTAGCAGACCCTAGCAGATCCGGTGGTCACTCCCTTAGGAACTGGGGTAACATCTTAGGTTTCCCTAAGGGTGACCATAGTGACTGGAGTCAACTCTCAGAGGAGATGATTACCTACTGTATGCAGGACGTAGAGGTAACTCAGGCTGTACATGAGAGGCTACTCAAGGATCTAGAGGGGTTCTCTCAGGAGTCTCAGGACCTAGAGCATCAGGTCGCATGGTGCACTGTGGAGCAGGAGCGCAATGGGTGGCTAGTGGACCAGAGGAAGTGCTATGACCTCTTAGGGATCTTTAAGGAGCGTATGAATGTCATACAAGATGAACTACAAGAGACTTTCCCCCCTATCATTGAGCAGAGGATTTCAGAGAAGACGGGGAAGCAGCTCAAAGATAAAGTCACGGTATTCAACGTTGGCTCCAGAGACCAAATTGCTACCAGACTTGCTACTAAGGGTGCAGTCTGGAAGGAGGTCACTCCGACGGGAAAGCCTATGGTTGACGAGAGAACCCTCAAGGAGAACTCACATGTACCCGAGGCGGCACAAGTTCTGGAGTACCTACTTCTCCAAAAGAGGTACGCCCAAGTTAAGAGTTGGCTAGAGCATACACAGGAGGACGGTAGGGTACACGGTAGGGTCATAAGTAACGGTGCTATCACTGGACGTATGACACACCAGAATCCTAACATGGCTCAGGTACCCTCTAGTAACTCAGTGTATGGTGAGGAGTGTAGGAGTTGTTGGATGGTTCCAGAGGGTAAATCCTTGGTTGGCTTCGATGCCTCTGGTCTTGAGTTACGTATGTTAGCACACTACATGAATGATGAGGAGTTCACCAATGTCCTACTTAAAGAAGATATTCACACCAGAAATCAAATGGCAGCAGGGCTTGACACGAGACCTCAAGCAAAGACTTTTATCTATGCCTTCCTTTACGGGGCAGGAGACGCCAAAATCGGAAGTATCGTCGGAGGATCTTCAGGAGACGGTAGAAAACTTAAGCAAAGGTTTCTACGAAATACACCTTCTCTTGAAAGTCTACGAGAACGAGTTGGAAACGCTGCTAGCCGTGGTCACCTCCGAGGACTCGACGGCAGAAAGCTTTGGGTTAGGTCAGAACACGCAGCACTAAACACACTCCTTCAGGCCGCTGGCGCCATAGTTATGAAGAAAGCCTTAGTAATCTTAGATGACTATGCCCAGCAATGGAACCTTAACTATAAATTTGTGGGGAACATACATGACGAAGTACAAACCGAGGTTGCCACCAAAGAAGCCCAAAAGTTCGGCTGGCTGGCTGTGGAATGCCTCAAAGCAGCAGGAATCCACTACAGCCTCAGATGCCCCCTCGACGGAGAATACAAGGTCGGACAAACGTGGGCGGAAACTCATTGAGCAAAAGTTGAAAGAAAGTGTTGACTCAGAGAGTAAATTCTGATATAATTATAGTATAACCTAAGGAGAAACAAATGGCAACAGAGGAAGACAAAGAACGCAAGAGAATCAGTAATGCCTTAAGTAATCCTAAGCATAACCCTAAGAACAACCCTAAGAGAATGTATGTTAACGGTAAGTATGTACCAAAGAGTCACCCGCTGTACAAAGCTGGTAACTATAGTAGCTTTGAAGACGCTGCGTTTAGTAGCCTTGAGAAGTACCAGAGTAGCACAGAGGGTCAGGTGTACATCATCACTAACCCATGCTTCCCTGAGTGGGTCAAGGTAGGTATGGCTGTAGACGCAGAGGATCGCCTCAGGGGCTACCAAACGTCTTCACCCTTCCGAGACTACGAGTTGTTCTACAGTTGGTCAGTGAACGATAGACGCACAGCAGAGACAGAGGCACACAGTATCCTCAAGGAGTGGACAGCAGGTAAGAAGAACGAGTGGTTCAAATGCTCCCCTGCTTTCGCTAGAGTCATGTTAGATAGTACCATGGAGAACTATCAATGAAAACCGTAGATACACTAGTCGATGACATATACGCTCTCATGATCTCTAAAGAGGTACCAGAGGGTGTCTCCCTAGAGGCTGAGATAGACAGGTTTGGGGTACACTGTAAGGATCTCATGCGCACCTTGTTTACTAGAGAGCGTGATGATCGTAAGTTACGCATGTCCAACATAGGGCGCCCTGATCGCTTCCTCTGGAACGCTGTGAATAATCCACAGGAGCAAGAGGAGTTCACAGGTAACACCTACGTTAAGTTTATGTACGGACACCTGATCGAAGAGATGCTGATATTTCTCACTAGACTCTCAGGCCATGAGGTGACAGATGAGCAAAAGAAGTGTGAAGTCGCGGGTATCAAAGGTTCTATGGACTGCAAGATTGACGGCATTGTCACAGACGTTAAGAGTACTTCGTCGTTTGCCTTTAAGAAGTTTAAGAACGGAAACCTTGCTTACGATGATCCTTTTGGATATGTGGCTCAAATCAAGGGTTACGCACACTCAGAAGGGGAAACAAAGTTCGGGTGGCTAGCCATGGATAAACAGAATGGTCACCTTACGTACCTCATGTATGACTCATTAGACAAGGACCACTTTTGTTACGACAAAGTATCCTTCGACATAGAGGAGCACATAGAACGTGTAAAAAAGTTAGTGGAGCATCCTACACCTCCCAACGTCTGCTACCAGCCTATCGCAGATGGAAAGAGTGGCAACCAGAAACTCGCCGTAGGGTGCTCATACTGCTCATACAAAGCAACTTGCTGGCCTTCTCTAAGAGCCTTCAAGTATTCTTCAGGTCCACGTTATTTGGTAGAGGTACACAATGAGCCGAAGGTCGAAGAAATCAGCCTCAAGCAATTTTAGATCAGAGTTTGAGAGCATCGTCGATACAGCATTACACTATGAGGGTTTTGAATATGAAACAGAGAAAGTACAGTATAACATTCCTAGGGTATACACTCCAGATTTCGTCCACGCTTCAGGAGTCTTGGTGGAGTGCAAAGGCTTCTTTAGGGAAGGAGACACGCAGAAGTACAAAAGTATTGTCAACTGCTTACCAGACCACCGTGAGTTAGTCTTCGTACTAATGAAACCTAATCAGAAAGTCAGGAAGGGTACTAAGCTTACAATGGCTGAGTGGTGTGAGAAACACGGAATCAAGTGGTACTCACTGGATACCCTAGAGGAGCTAGTCAGCTATGTTAACTCTTGAAGAAACTAAGGAACGCATCTTGAAAACCTATGACCCTGACGACTTACTAGAGGCACTACAGATAAACTCAGAGGAAATACTAGAGCGCTTTGAAGATAAACTAATCAACCGACTAGAGAAGTTCTGGGAAACTGTAGTAGAGGAGGAGACCGAAGAATGACTACTAAGAGTAAACGTAACCAACCCTACGACGATGAGCCTGAGTACACCTTCGGTAAGTTCAAGCCAACCACAGAAGCCCCTAAGGGGGTGCCTGAGGATGGCCAGTGGTGGCGCACTAGCTCTCTAGATGATGCAACACCAGACGAGTGGGATAGGGCTGCTCAGGCAGCTTACGGGGAGCCTCAGGTGGGTAAGCTGTTTCACCCCTCTGATGCGTCCTGTCCTGTAGAGAATCCAGATCATTATAACACAGGAGCCATTGAGGCCATTGAAGCTATCAGGGCATCCATGCCACCTGAGCAGTTCTTTGGCTACCTCAAGGGTAACGTAATGAAGTACCTCTGGCGCTACGACTACAAAGAGAAACCTGTAGAGGATCTACGTAAGGCTGACTGGTACTTAAATAGATTGATTGACGTATTGATAGAGGATAACCAATGAACAAATATGAGAAGGAACAAGCAATATACTACGGAGTACTCATCGTGCTCCTCGTGTTTAACGTAACGTGGCTAATGTCGGAGTTCTTATGAAAGTAGTCCAAGGAGAGTTCGGGAAGTCTAAGGAGGCCATGCGCGCTTCCGACTTGTTTCAATCGTTAGCTGACGCAGTGGACGAGATGGAAGAAGAAGGTATAGATGTTAAGACAGCCATTGTTATCTTTAGTGATGACAAGGTAATGCAAGTTGTAAGCAATGATGGTTACCCAGATTCAACACACATGCTACTACAGATGGGTGCACAATCAATCATGTTAGAAACCTTAGGTTTAGGAGGAGAAGAATAGATGGACGCATATATGCAGTATATCCATAAAAGCCGGTACGCACGTTACATACCAGAGAAGCAACGTCGTGAGACGTGGGAAGAAACAGTGGGTCGCTACGTAGACTACTGGGGTGACAAGCTACCCGAGAAGGACGCTAAGGAAGCTCGGAAGGCCATTGAGAACCTAGAGGTAATGCCTTCTATGAGGGCCTTAATGACCGCTGGGGAGGCTTTAGATCGTGACAACGTTGCAGGGTTCAACTGTAGTTACATGCCTATAGATCATCCTAAGGCCTTTGATGAACTTATGTATGTTCTCATGTGTGGCACAGGAGCAGGATTCAGTGTTGAACGACAGTATATTCACAAGTTACCAGAAGTGGCAGAGGACTTCCATGGAACCGACAGTATCATACACGTTTCAGACTCAAAAATTGGCTGGGCCAAGGCGTACAGGGAACTCATCGCTATGCTCTATAGTGGTCAAGTTCCAAAGTGGGACGTATCTGGAGTACGACCTTCGGGTGCACCCCTCAAAACATTCGGAGGTAGAGCTTCTGGGCCAGAGCCTCTTGAGGATTTGTTCAGGTTCACCGTTGAGGTCTTTCGCGCCTCTGCTGGACGTAGGCTCAGTTCTGTCGAATGCCACGATTTATGCTGTAAGATTGCACAGATCGTCGTCGTGGGAGGGGTCCGAAGAAGTGCCCTTATCGGTCTCAGTAACCTTACAGACGACAGAATCCGACGAGCCAAGTCAGGACAGTGGTGGGTAGATAATCCCCAGCGTGGCCTAGCTAACAACTCAGCGTGTTATACAGAGAAGCCTGACTTCGAGGCCTTCCTTAATGAGTGGACAAGTTTATATGAGTCAAGGTCAGGTGAACGAGGTATGTTCTCTAGGGTCGCAAGTCAAAAGCAAGCTGCAAAGAACGAGCGACGAGATGCTACCTATGATTTTGGAACTAATCCGTGTTCAGAAATCATCCTCAGACCTTACCAGTTCTGCAATTTATCAGAAGTTGTTGTCAGGCCAGCCGATACACTATCAGACCTCAAACGAAAGGTACGTGTTGCAACTATCCTTGGGACTCTTCAGGCTACGCTAACTAACTTTAGGTACCTACGTAAGATATGGGAGACTAACACTAAAGAGGAAGCCCTCTTAGGTGTATCTTTAACAGGCATCATGGACCACCCAGTGTTGTCAGGGAGGGAAGACAGTGACAAACTTAAGAAGTGGCTTAAGGCGTTACGCGAGGAAGCTGTGGCTACTAACAAAGCTCATGCTGACAGACTTGGCATTAATGCTTCTACTGCTATTACTGCTGTTAAGCCCAGTGGTACTGTTAGTCAGCTTGTGGACTCTGCTTCGGGCATTCACCCGCGATTCTCACGACACTACATAAGGCGTGTCCGAGGATCCGCAGATGACCCCCTGTGTGCTATCCTAGAGGCCGCAGGAGTCCCTGTGGAGGACGATGTGATGTCACCCAATACGAAGGTATTTAGTTTCCCTATGGAGGCTCCTGAGTGCGCTGTGTTGGCCTCAGAGATGGGTGCCATGGAGCAGCTAGAGTTGTGGGAGATATATCAGGACTACTGGTGTGAGCATAAGCCTTCGATGACTTGCTACTACCGTGACTCTGAGTTCCTTGAGGTAGGACAATGGTTGTACAATAAGTTTGATAAGATCAGCGGCATCTCGTTCTTACCTTACTCAGACCATAACTACCAACAGGCCCCTTACGAGGCCATTGATTCCAAGGAGTACCAAAGGTTGTCCAAAGGGTTCCCTAAGGACTTCAGTTGGGACATAGAGGAGGCTAGTGATATGACTGAAGGTAGTCAAACATTAGCCTGCGTTGGGAACAACTGCGAAATCTAGAGTAAACCAAGGGGGCCTTAGGGTCCCCTTTCTTCATCCCCTACTAGTGCGTTACCTGTTAACATGCCTGCACCTGCGTTTACTCTTCTTTCAGCATTCAAAGCAGCCGCAGAGGGTTTAGCATCTGCTATTGCTTGTAGACTATCCCTCACAGGCACCTTGTTTTGAGGTTGCACAGGGCTAATCTTCTTAGCTGTACCCTTTAGATCAAAGTGCATTGGAGGGGTAACAGACAGTGAACGATTAGGCAAACTTTCTGATACTACACGACCTGCTACAGGTATCTTCTCAAGGAAGTTGTGCTCATCTGATACAACACCCATTACTTTACCGTTAGGGGTAACCTTAGCTAAATAGTTGACACCACCTTCGGTTACAGCGTTGCCTACGAAGGAGCCAGTGACCCACATACCGTTCTTCTGTGCCTTCTCAAATGTGTCGCTTTGTGCCGTAAGTTGCCACTTAGGAGTATCACCCTTCTTAAGCTTCTTGTTAATTTCAGCGTTAGCTTTCGACATTGCGTTAAGTCTATTCCAAAGTTCTTTCTCTGTTAGATTACCATTCTCAAACAAAGGTTTCAAAGAAGATACCACTCCACTTTTATTCTGGAAGTCAAAGTGGTGTTGTCCAGAAACCATATCCCCAGCACCAGCATTCTTAATGCGTATATGAGAACCTTCAGAGGCACCTAATGGTTTACCGTCAGGACCGTCCCAAATGTTCCTAACATGGTTGTCTATAATGTTTAGGTCACTATCGGATACATTAGTAGTCTTCCTAGAATCAGTATACTTCCCTTTGAGCTTATTATCTTTAATTAAAGAAGTATAGGAACCTTTTGTAGCAGGTACAGGTTCCGTAAGATAACTACGGTTCTCTATATCCTTAGTGGCCTGAGCCTTATTTCCTACTCTTCCCGCCTGATCTGGTATTAATGAGCTAGAGGCCTGTGATTGTGCTACAGCCTTGGCGTCATCCCTAGCTGTTAATTTACTTAAAGCTTCTCTAGCCTTGTCTTGAGTGGTTTGATTGATTCCTTGTTCTCTGTATAACGCTCTTTGAGAAGGCATGAGAGTTTGGAGCATACCCCTTCCAGCGCTTTCCGTAGCCCATTCACCAAAGGACAAAGCCTTCTCCATCATATTAGCTACGTCTTGTGGCTTCCCCGCCTGAGCTACGATAGGACCAACCTTAGGTACTCGACTTAACTTGTCTTTCTGGTCAAATATAAACTCTGTCGCTGGCCCTACTTCGGCCTTGCCTGAGGCTGCATAATGATTAGGTATATAATTAGGAGCAGAACTCAATGTGTTGCCCTTGAGACTATTGGCTCCTGAGAGTGCTCTAGCGCCTTTAACACCGTTAGTAAACAAACCCCCACCTATTAGGTTAATAGGATCAGCTACAATGTCTAGAAATGTATTACCAGCGGCGTAGAGAGGCACTGGCAAACCCTCTGGAGAAAACCATTCGCTCTTGTCGCCACTAATGGATTCCTTTAGATATTCCCTAGGAGCATTCATAGCAGTATCTACGGCTCCGCTGACGACTTCCCTAGTTTTATCTACGTTTTCTGCTCTTCTTTGCCTTACGTTTTCTTGCTGCTTCTCTCGCATTACATAATAATCAGAGGGTTTTTGCGAAGCACCGTAGTTCCTAAAAAACTTAGTTGCCCAGTTATCCATTAGAGGCTTCCTTCTCTTCTGCCTTCATCTCTTCATCAATTTCCTTAAAGGCTGCGTTAAGGTACGTGTAGACTGCCCGGCTGTCAGTGATTAACGCTTGCTTCTTAATAGGATCTGTAGTATCCTTAATCTTCTTAGCAATCTCTGACAACATATCTCTCTTAATGTAAGCCAGCTTTGCTCTCCCCTTGGCTGGCAGAGGCCTCTTAAGTTGATTCTTAATGATGAAGTAAGGGGAAAGTACAGCAGTTCCTCCTAATACATAGGCAGCGTTGCTTGCTACAGCTAACGCAGAACCTCCTAGGAACTTCTCAATGCCTAACTCCTGCATAAACCTACCAACAGTAGAGTTAGCCTCTTTAGCGGCCTTAGTGCCTAAGGATCCTATGGTGGGTATCAGCTTTGACATCTGAGTAAACAAACCTTGTGCCTCTGGGACTACACCATATATTGTCTCATTGACTGCGTTACGTACAGCCATAGAAGCTAGGTTGCCTGTGTTAAGCTTAGTACCGTCTACGTTGTAACCCATCCTCTTAAGGCGATCATCAAACATAGCCCTAGCCACCCTGAGACCCTGAAGAGTACCCCCTTGCTCATCCAAGATGGATAGAAACTCTTTGAACAACTTTGCTGTCTCAGCTTCGGCTGCTTTGTTAGACATTAACTTAGGGTTACTCTCTACCATCTTATCAAACTGCGCCCTAGTGTTAGCCCTAAGGTTAGTATCTATCTGAGGCCAGTTAATCTTCTTCTCGTTCCTCGCGAGTAACTTCATAAGGTTATCTTCTAAACCTTGGTAGTACGTCTGCAACTTATTGTAGTTCTGCTGTAATGTCTGATTACCAGATACTCCAGCTTTCTTAGCTGCGTCTACAAGATCTAGTTGGTCTGCTGTCGCAAGTTGCTCTTGAACCCCTAAGGGGCCTTGCGGGTCAGTCGTTAGTTCTACTTGCTCTGGAGTCTTCTTATCTTGCTCAAAGAGTATCTTATATATGTCAGCGTCGTCTCCTGCTAAGGGTTTAACCTCATTACGTAGGCCCACACGTTCCATCTTCATAGGCTTGTAGTCAGGGATAGCCTTAGCTGAGAACTTAGCGAAACCTACGTCTAATACGGCTGTCAGGTTAGCAGCCTCGTTAGGGTTAGATTCCTTAAATGATTCCCAAGCCTCCACACCCTGCCCAGCAGCATTTAGAGCCAGTTGACCACCTTGAGTTTTCATAAGATCTTGAAAGGCCTTCAAGGAGTCTTTCCTGAACCCCTCTGGGAGCCACCCTACGCCCTTCTCAGCGCCATAGAGGACCATCTCTGATGCACCATCAAAGATCATAGAGAGTGGCGTAGTAGCTGTCTGAAGCAGCACAGAGGCAAGGTTAGTATTCTGCCTGTATTGCTCCTGAAGTGCCGCAGGGTCACTTAAGGCTTGCCCAAGCTGCTCATTGCCGTTACCACCGTAAGTACTAGCCATTCTAGAGAACACTTGAGACTGCTTCTGTATTGCCCTCTCATAAGGCTCTGCAAAGACTCTCTGGAAGAATGATACATCCTCATTCTCTACATCAGCGTTGTCTGTGGATACCGTAGCTGTTTCCCATGCTCTATCAAAAGCAGAGTTAGGGTCTACGTTTAACTCCTTCTCCTGCTCAGGGGTCACCAAAGGATCCCCTGTAGCTGGAGTGGCGAAGGCTCTATCAAAGGCGTCCATAGATTCGTTAGACATTAAGAGGCCCTCATTTGAACAAACTCACCATTAATGAGTTCATATCTAGATCCTTGAGGACCGTCAGGAGCATAGAATACTTTACCTGTCTCAGGGTCTTGGGCATAGCCTCTAGCTTTGTACGTAGGGCTGTTCCATTCTACTGTATCCCTAGGAGGAGCACCTGACGCTACCTTCCTGATGTTGATAAGGTGGTTTTTAATGTTGTTTAAGGCCTTTGCTTGCGCTTCTGCTGACATACCTACTTTCAGCGTATCTACTGTAGACTGTAACGACAGAAATTCTATGTTGGATATTTGACCTAAGCCTGTTCCAGAGGCTCCATACTTAGCAGCTTCTTCTTTCATAGCGTTAATCTGGTCAAAACCTAAGTTAGCCTTAAGGCTTACTATTTCAGCATCACGGTCATAAGCATCTCTTCCATAGACATTGGACAAAACACCACCAACAAGGCCTGTATCCCAACCAGAGGCACTATCAATTAAACCTTGCGCTCGGTTCTCTTGGAAAACTAACTTATCAATAAGCTGTACTTGGCCTTCTTGGTTCTCAGGCGTGTCCGGCTTGATGGTTTGTATTACGTCCCCTGTGTTTCCATCAAACATTACGACAGAACCATCGTCCATCTTCTGAGACTTGACGTTTCTACTCTCAGGCTTCTTAGGTTCCGCAAACTCCTTCTTAACTTGTTCTTCTCTAACCTTCTTAATTACATCTTCGTTACCTTCCATTATAGCTTTCTTAATAGCAGGGTTGTTTACTGAGTCTGCCAAGGTTTGACGACCTTGAGTAACCCGCTGACCTTTAGCTTGTGACTCAGCGTATGAATCCATAGATTTCTGAGGATCCCTGCGTTGGGCGCCGGGAACTACATCAGTCAATCCTCCTTGCTTAGTCTGTAGCTCATCAGCCCTTTGCTCTAGCTTCTCAGCACGAGCAGTCATAGTAGGATCACCCTGAGCTAACTGACGTATCTTAGCTGCTTGCTGCCTTAGCCTCTGTGGACTCTCATCACCCACAGCAGCAGTCTCAGCTTGACCTACCTGAGCCTGAGTAGTCTTAGCTTGTCTATCTACAGCAGCCTTAGCAGCATCAGAGAACACCTTGGCTATGTCGTTCTTACCCATGGTGGTATAACGAGCAGCCTCAGCGTTCAAAGCAGCAGGGTTATCTTTGTTGGCCGCAAGGAAGTCTTGGACCTCCTTTTGGAGGCCTTCGTTCTTCTTACGAGCAATTAGGTTGTCCACAGGTTTCATTAAGTCTTGCCCTAAACCCGCGAAAGCACCCCCTAGCATATTGCCTTGTCTTTGACCAGCCTCTGTTAACATGCCGCCTAAGTTTGGATAATTAGCCATGTTTATTTCTCCTTATTAGTTAAAGATCCAGTCAAAGATGCTACTACTAGCAGATCCCAAAGCACCCGTGGCTCCGCTAAATAGGCCTGAGTATAGATCAGCAAGTCCTGTCCTAGATCCCATCTCTGACTGTAGGTTAGCTAACTGAGCCTCTAAGTTGTACTCGCCCTGCTGCCTACGAGCTACATCAGCCATGCTAGCGTTAGCTGATCCTGCATTCGAGGCAGTCATCAGTTGAGCCAGAGGTGCGTAACCCTGCTCTTGGAACATACCACCTAGTTCGGCCTGCTGCATCTGCTCTTGCTGCGCTTGAGTCATAGCTCCTAACATTGCTTCATTCTTGGCTCTTTCTCTAGCCATTTGAAACTCAAACTGCTCAGGGTTACCCACCCTAGAAGTAGAGAGGCCTCCTCTGCCTTGAGCAAACAAACGCTCCTCCATGGCTAAACGAGCGTCTTCTTCTCCGGGCATCTGAGCAGCCCTCATCCTATTATAGATGTCTGTCTCTCTACCTGCGGTGTCCTGCATGGCATTACCGTAGAATCCTGTGGCACCCCCTAAGAGTTGATTCTGTAGCGCCTGTTGGTTAACACCGAGGTTAAACTGGGTGCCTCCGTCCGCATCAGTAGTAATGTTACCTAAGTTTCCTGAGGTTACTGTGTAAGGCTGAAAACTTATGTTCTGAGGTGCTGTTATCGTAGGAATATTTGAAGAGTACTTATTGTTCTCATCGTAAGACCCATATAAGTTCCGTATCTGCGAAGGTAACGCACTGTAGAACTCGTCGGCTGTACCTCCTAATATGTCTGCTAAAAAACCCATTAGTACGTACCTCCATTAATTGTATCAGCCGTTAGTAACCCAGTGACCTCTAAGGTGCCACCTAAGGTGGTATTCCCTGTGACACCTAAGGTGCCTCCTACCGTTGTGTCTCCAGTGACACCTAAGGTGCTACTCAAGGTAGTAGCCCCAGTGACATCTAAGGTGCTACTTAAGTCTACTCCACCTGTGACACCTAAGGTGCTACTCAAGTCTACCCCACCTGTGACATCTAAGGTGCCACCTAAGGCGGTGTCTCCTGTGACATTCAGGTCATCTAAGGTTACAGTACCCGAGAATATAGGGTTAGCTGAGTTAGCCTTAGAAGCTATGGAGCTTGCTAGGTCATTAAACTCCGTAGAAAACTCAGCACCTCTGATTGTCTTAGCTGGATCACCAGAAGGTAAAGAATCCTTAGCAGCAAAGTTTGTTGTTGGTGTATAGTTGCTCATAATATTTTACCTTTTAGTGCTAACACGTTTATCTCCTGCAAAGACAGAGGGAATCCATTAATGTCTGACTCTAAACCAATAGTTATAATTGTACCGTCACCTGTAGTGTTCACAGGTCTTCTAGTGACTACCTCACCACCTGTGTACTCCGCTAGTCCAGCAAGAGGCGCTCCTGTTGGAGACTCAGGATTAGAAAACTCAGCTAGTCCAGCTATAGGGTTACCTGAGGCATCCACAGGATTTGAGAAGAAGTAAGGAGTCTGGTTACCTACAGTAAAACTAGCAGTCTTATAGTTAGTGTTGAAATCATACGCCCACTTAATAAACACAGTGGCACTATTCGCGCCTACCAAAGTTGGCCTAAGCTTCTTAAGGATCTTAAGTTGCGAGGGGTCACCAAAGGTTAGTCCCGGACTGTAGTAACGGAAGCGATAAGAAGCCCCTGCATCAGAGTACCCCTTGTACTCCCCTATGCCTCTTCTAGACCCTAGGTATATAATACCATCATTGTCTCTACAGAAGGCTGAGAAGGTCATTGAGGGCCACCTAGTAACCCTGTAAGCCCCGTTCTCTAAGGCACCCTTTAGGTCAAAGCAGTAAACAACGTTTTGTCCGGGGAATCCTATGAGGTAGAAAGAGTTCTCCGGGCTATACACAGAAACCGTAGGGCCTGTTCTAACACTATTAGTCTCTATGAACTCTGTCTTAATATTTAAACTTAAGTCACCTATCGGCATGGACTTCTCTTGTACAGTCCTCTGGAAACTCTTTAGTCCTGATGAGGCTAAGAAGATAACATCGGTGCCTGTGTACTGCACAGAGTTACGACAGACGCACCCAACACCTGAGATGGTATCCTGAATAGCCATACTAGCTGGAGACTCAGCGCCCCCGAAGACTATAATGCTGTGTTCACCAAAGATGATTAAGAATCCATTGTGGGCAGCTAAGGCCCTAATTTGGTCAAAACCATCAGGCCATGCCTTAGAAATCTCTAGGGAACCTGAGGAGCCTTGAGTAAACGATGTGCCTATGAGGAGGTCAGAGAAGTATATTGTCTGTGAATCCCCTGAGTTATCAACTAACCAGAGTCTACCGTAGGCCGCTAAGGCTTCATTACAGTAATACCTAAAGTCTGTGGTTTGTCCTGTGTAGTCACCAAAGGTCTGGAGTCCACCAGCGTCAGTGTAGATAAGAGGCTCTTGTCCCTTCTGTACAAAGTAACAGGCATCATTAAAGTTGACCATCTTCCAGTCATTACCACCCACGGTATAACCTACGGGAGTGATGTCAACTAGAGTTTCAGTACCAGAGAATATCTTAAGGTTGCCTACACTGAATACCTCAGAGTTACCTTCGTCATCAAAGAAGTAGTGTACCTGATGTATGTAGTCCCCGTCGAGGACCGTAGAATCTAAGGTGATTATGTCGTTACCCTTGCGCGATGCAATACGCCCTCGCTTGTCGATGACAGCATTATCAGCTATCTCAGCAAACGAGGGGTCCTGAGCTAACGGAGAATCCTCAGTGTTGATACCCATGAACGCAGGAGCAACTAGGTTTATACTTTGTAAGGGCTGGGCCATACGTTAGCTCCTAGGGGGTATACCAGTCGGTTGCATAAGGGTGCTTCTGTGCGTCCAGAGAGATAGCGTCAGAGAGATACTGATTAGCTATACCAAAGTACTCAGGAGCCGCTGTACCGCCTGTCTCGCCTCGCTCACGGGCTGCTAGGGCTACCGCGAGGTGTAACACAGGCTCCGCAGGGATCTTTAGGGGATCTGAGTCGTTCACAAGATCCTTGTTTCTTAAGAAGCAATTGAAAGTTAGGTTATACGCCTTGTCTGGAATAGGGTATAAGTCTACTTGAGAGTCTCCATTGGCGTCAAGGCCATTATAGGTGTAGAACTGCGGCGTCCCAGTAACGGGAGTTTCATTGAGAAACTGTTGGTGAAACCACTGAGAAGGACGATAAGTGATAAAGAAACCAGAAGTGTCGTTAGTAATATCCATTGTCTTAATGTCATCTTGACTACCCAGAAGCGCATAGTTATACTGAGCATCCTGAGTTGTGACAGAGATGGTAGTCTTGAGTCCAGACCAGTCCCAAGACTTCTCAACGATCTTCTTAGCGTCATTAACAAAGTCACCTATCATCTTACTGTAAGTTTCTTGGGATACAGAGGATACCTCTTCTTCCCGTAGTCGGCGTAGAACACCGTTTACCAATTGTAAATATGTCATATTATCGGTTACCTGTAAATAAGCCACTTAAGTAGTCGGTTATAGGGAACTGCATTCTATCTAGAAGCTCAGGGTCACCAGAGATTCCAAACTCAAAGGGATCCCTCTCTCCTTGGCCTCCTGAGCCACCACCACCGCCACCTTCAGGAGGAGGAGGGGGAGTACCTATGCACTCTTCAGGGTTAGCTGCGGCGTACTCAGCACACGTACAGTCAACGCAGTCAGGTCCTGAGGTACACTCTATTGGGTTCTCTGCTGCGTACACAGGGTCATCACAAGGGTTATCTACACCACACCCTAGGTCAGCATCAGGTAAACCACCGTCAGCACACTCAGAACACAGTGGGTAGTCTATAGCACCGTTTTCACACTCAGGTTCTACAACAGGGCCAAAGACACAAGGGCCTTCCTCATTAAAGTTGGTAGCTGTGTCATCTAAGCAAGTAGTTACAGTTGTTTCACCACAGGCTGCGTCACTAATCCCTATGTTGGCATTATCAGGACAAGGCTGCTCACATCCAGCACCTTTACCAAAGTCTGCCTCTCCGTTCTCACACCCATCTGGGCCTCCAATTTCTGGACAACCGCCGGGAGAATCCTTAAGTGTTACTCCATCAGGGCAGTAGTCTTCTGGGCAGTTTCCACGAGCATCTCTAGGAGCACCATCGACACACTCATTAGGATCTACAGTAGTAGGCTCACCACAGGCTTCCGGAGAGGACACAGACTGACCGGCTTTTGGTGTGTTATCTGCACAAACGTGGCAACCTTCAGAGCTTACAGCCTCTAACCCATCGTCACACACGCCTGTGTAGCCACATTCTTGATCTTGTGGTACATAAACCCCACTACCACAGTTTTTGTAACCACAGTCTCTAAAGTTGTCTCTTGTTATCTCCCCAGAGCAATCCAGACACTTACCATCAACGAGGCTAGTAGTTTGTCCGTTGTCCTCGCAAGTCTCAGGTACACACCCTTCTGCACCTTCTTTGTAATCTGCTAAACAGGGACCACAGGTGTAAGCATCTACCTGCTTTCTGTTAGCATCAGCACAGTTTACCGCAGGAGGCTCTTCGTCGCACTCTGCTTCTGTGAATGCTAGAGTGTTATCCCAACACGGAAACTGAGGGGGTAAACAAAGGGTTTCTCCGCCTTCTCCCGGTTGAAGTCTATAACCGTCTTTACATCCTTCAGCACAGCTACCGTCTTCATTTGTGTTTCTGTTAGGATCTGTACACTCTATTACAGAAGCTATACATTCTACACCGTCTTTGACATAAGGAGATTCACTGCCTTCTGGACATTTATCGTAACCACACTCGTCGTAATTACTGTCATCAATGGTTGCACAAGGGTTCTCGCCTTGTACATACGTAGTCGTAGTTGCAACACACTGAGTACCATCGTCTTCATAAGTTGTCGTGGGGTCTGGTAGAGGATCACCAAAGGGTATTGTCTCAGTTAAGCTAACTTGAGATGTAGCAGTCTCCGCGTTACATTCTACTACTTCAGGAGGAGCGACACACTCATTGCCTTCAAGGTTGAAGTCAGGAAGACACCCTCCGCACTCATAAGGCGTATCTTGTACCTTATTCTGAGCTGCACAGTCTACCTCAAGAGGCTCTTCAGAGCACTTGGATAAATCATTGACTATCTGACCATCCCAACATTCAAGCTGAGGCTCCTCAGGACACTCTGCTTCCGTAGCTGCTGTACTATCGTCCCAGCACTTCACAGGGGCTACACACTCACCGTTGGCTCCTATAGGATTCCACGTAGAGTTTTTACACCCGCCACATTCACTAGGCTTCTGTGCTGAAGGATCACCAGATACATGTGTTTTACCTAAGGCTTCACAGTCTTGTACAGTAGGGCCGGGATTTACCCAGTCAGGAACACAGCCGCCTTCGGAGTCGTAAGTTCCTGCCTTACCGTCTTCAGTAGTACAGGGGTCTCCGGGGACGAAATCGGGTGGTGGATCTTCACACTCCCTAGTTTCTTCGTTCCTAACTTGATTGCCCGGACAAGGTGGCTCAAAACCTTCCTCTTCGCACTTTCCATTTATGAGTTCATAACCATCCGCGCAACCACCACAGGAACTATCTCTGCCTGTGCCTGTGCTAGGCCTGTATACTTTGTTTTGCTCATTGCATTCTTCTTCTGTAGGACCACCATCAGTCCACTCTGTACAAGTACCGTCTTCGTCTATGTGTGTAGGTAAGCAATCACCACAGGAGCTATCGGTCTCTGTAGCGGCATCTCCGGGTACGTGTAGACGCCCTTCGGCTGCGCACTCTTCCTCGGTCTCTCCTTCGTCAGTCCAAGGTGGCTTACATTCCTCAGTACCAGCAGCATATCGGTCGTCGTACTCACAAACATCTACACAACCTTGACCAAAATCCTTCTGTGTTGTATCTAAACACTCACCACAAGTTCCATCGCTCTTGAGAGCCTTGTTTTGTCCAGCGCAGTCATTAGGGTCAGGGTCTACACATGTACCATTAGGCCCCGTGGGAGTAAAGTTGGGGTCTTCACAGGTTCCACACTCGCTTGCCGAGACTACAAAGCCACCTGTTTTACCAAACTGGGCGCTACAGTCTACTAAGGCTCCTTCGTTTAGGGCGTCCTCACAAAAGTCTTTGTTGGCCTCTTTAAACGTAGGGTCTAAACAATCACCCGCATATAGGAAAGGGTCTATAGCGCTCGTGGCATCCTTAACTTGACCTAAGATATACCCACCTAAGATATTACCTATCCAGTCGTTAAGTATACCAGAGAGGCCCCCAATGGTCTTAGGGTCTACGCCAGCCTGTAGATCACCCCAGACCTCTTGTACCTTCTCTACAGCCTTATCTATGACGTTCTCTAGCCAACCTGAGGGGTCTTCTAGGAAGTCCTCAAAGCTCTCACCTATGTCTTCACCCTTCTGAATAATATCGTATACAGAAGTACTTATATCTACCATTCCCGGAGGCAGTGGTAGGTCTAATCCCGGTATTCCAAATATTCCTACGTCAACACACTTAGTCCAACTAGGGACTCCTCGGCCACCTTCCGTGGTTGTATTACCTGTCCAGCTTTCGCACTCCTCTATAGCAGAACCTAATACAGTAGAGCTTAAGACACCTTTAATTAAATCTGAAGCGCTTTCTAGATCAGTAGGTATAGACCCTTTGATCGTTTCTATCATGTCCACAACACCGTCAACAACATCTCTGTCAACTTGTTGTTCTTCAGCTATCTCACTTAAAAGATCATCTAATGTTTGCGGAGGCTCAGGACCCGGATCTATAGGATCTACAGGGCCTACAGTCTGCTCTTCTAACCACTCGTCAAACTGTTCGTCTGACCACATACCGTCTTTAGTAGTGGGCTCACCAGAGGCTTTCCACTTGTCGTAGAAACGCTGCATAGCTGCATCACGACAGCCATTCTCTTCGCAGTACGCAATGTTGTACTCTCTGTTCTTATGCCACCTGTACTGAAACTCTGTATCAGGGTTAGAGTTAATTATACCTGCGTAGAGTCCGTTAGGGTCGCCACCGTTGGCTTCTATTATTCGATCTAGAGTAGGACCATCTATAATACCGCTAGCAAACAGGTAGTTTACAATGTATCCGGGACGAAGATCAACGCTTGTTAGGTTACCCTCGCCACCATAGTAGGGGCCGTTAATGTCTGCGTAGAGCCTACCTAGGAATCTGGCCCAGTCATCAGTAGTAGCAAAGTCGTCTTGACTTACCACATCTCCGGGAAAGGGGTTACCAGTAGTACCGTATGCAGTCATCGGTTATTCCCCAGAGAAACTATAGACACATTGTAGACCTTAATACCCAAGACTCTAACAGCCACTACCGCCAAAGGTGAACCCATCACAGGCTTCTTCTTCTGTCTCCTCTGTCACTACCTCTTCTACTACACAAGAACCACTGCTTCCACCAAAGGTTAAGCCTGACTGTGGACACACCTCAGTAATCTCCACCAAAGGTGTCAAAGGTCGAATGTCAAAGCCACCCTCGTTGAACCGTGTGAACGTCCATACAGTCCCATCGTCCACGTACACCTTGGAGCCTACGGGCAACTCTATGACTCTACCGTCATCTAAGTAAATCTCAGCAGCCGTAGCAGAGAAGGTGAGTAGGGCGAGTAGTAGAACAAATACATTCATTTCTTGATTTCCTTTGTGTGAGTTTCAGTTTCAACTTCAGTGTGAGCACAGAAGCCCAAGCACACCGTAGATTTCTCTCGTAGTGTGCCTGAGCATCCACAGAGTAACACGAGTGCTAGGGCTACTAAGGTCTTCATTAGACCTCCATAGTAGCTGTTTCAGGAGCAGCCCAAGGCAACCCAGTACCCCGAGTAGGGTTAACCTTCTCAGCAACCTGAGCGTTCACAGCAGCTTCTATGGTGTCCTTCTCAGACTTAGGGACATTGCCTTCCTCGTCTACATCCATAGTTACTGCACCCATGTCTGCTAAGAGCCAGTCGATAGCCTGCTGCTCTGTAATGGATTCCCAGTCAACAGCAGCTCTAGTGTCATCAGTGGACACAGCCTGCGTACCATAGGAGCCACCAGTGTTACCGTCAGCGTCAACACCGTTACAGCGCCAGTGCAGCGTAGTTGCAACCTTCTTACCGTTGACTATGTTGTAATCAATAGCACCAATTGTCCATGTAATCGTTGTCATTCTTTAGTCCTCTAATGGTGTTGGCATGTTGTCAATTTGATCTTGGAACTGATCTATGATGTCATCTACAGCAGTCTTAAGCTTCTCCCTGAGTTCTTCTACAGTAGAGTCAGGATCAGCCGTAGCAGCCCTTAGCTTCATAAAGGCTCGGATGATCTGTAGAGAGTCAACTACAGGTGCACCGTCTTGGATTATCTCATCAGCCTTGAGTGGCCCTGAGTACGTAGCGCCACCTAGGAAGAATCCCTCTCCTCTGGCGTTAATAGAGGCGACTAAACTTCCGGCACCGTTATACCACCTATGTACGTCTGTGGAAGTAGCTGCGTCAGCATACTGATACACAATGCCTGTATTGTAAGCTTGCCAACCGTGGTCTGTGGCTGCTGCACTCACAGAGGTTCTACCAACCAGAAAGTTACCCGAGGAGTCGACACGCATGGCCTCGGAACCACTAGCGCCAAAGCTCAAGAAGTCACCCGTTGCCGCCCAAACACGGAGACTATCGGAGCGTCCTTGAACATAGCCCTGTGAAGTCGTCCCATCACTGGCGTAGAACCCTATCGTTGCGTTGCCATCTGAACCACGGCCTTTAATCAGGACAGCCTGAGCACCACTATCTGCTTGTATCGTAAGAGGAGCAGTAGGAGCATCCGTACCAATGCCAACGTTTTGGGTTTCTCTATCAATGGTGAGAGCATCATAGTAGCCCCCAGCGTATTGAACCCCGAGGGCGACTCCTGTGTTGGCACCTAACCCCGTATCGGTGAATCCAAAGTATCCTGCTGCCGCTGTAGGCGAAGAAGGATGGCTAATACGCACAAGCCTTTCGTCGTCGCCTGAAGCCTTCACATCGATTTTATCTACTGGTGCAGACGTACCGATTCCCACGTTTCCTGAGGAGTCGATACGCATGCGCTCAGTGTTGTCTGTTCCGAATGCCGTATAGCTGTTTTCTTTATTCCACAACTGAACAGCACCAGAAGTGTACTGGCTGATATGAAAACCATCTCCTGTAGTCGTACCTGACGTTGCGTTAGTTAGCTGAAGGTGGGTAGTATCTGCTGTAGTCCCGCCTATTGTTAGGTTTCTGGCAGGAGCAGTTGAGTCAATGCCCACGTTTCCTGAGGAGTCGATACGCATGGCTTCTGAAGTTGCATTGCTGATAGTTAAGTCACCGCCGCTGGTACCAATAGACCCTACAGTTAGGCCATCCTTGCGGAAGGTAGAGACAACACCGTCTGAGCCTTTCCTGTTTAGAAACTGTACGCCAGAGGATTCAGCGCTACAAGCAAAGAGCTCACCTGCATTGGACAGGGACAAACCCGGTGTGCTTGTGGTGTTAATGTTATTGTAGATGCTGCCTGTGTGACCAACTAGTACGTTTCTGTCTTGGTCAATGCTGAGAGAGGGTGTGCCTTGCTTAGAAATGTTAAACGTTGCGGCGTTTCGCACATCCAGAGTAGCAGTGCTTGAACTACCACTAAAGTCAAGGTTAATCAGTTGGCTTCCAGCACCTCTGAATCGTGCGCTAGTGTCGCTACCCTTCACTTCAAGCATGGCGGCGGGGGCATCTGTGCCAATACCAACATTCTCACTAGCATCAATCGTGATAGCCGTGGACGTAGCGTTGTCGTCGATGCCGGGGGAAGTAAAGCTACCCGTAACGTCAAGATCTACTACGTCTACGTCTGCTAGGGTGGTTGTACCTGTGACATCTAAGGTTGTTACATCGGCGTCAGGAAGGGTAGCTGTACCAGTAACATCAATGTTGCCACTAAAGTCTACATCTGTATCGGTAACAGTAATCTGAGTTGACGTAGCATTATCGTCGATGCCGGGGGACGTAAAGCTGTCTGTGGCAACCAAATCAGTAAAGGTACCGGGAGAACCACCACCGGTGTCACCTACTTTGAAGACGTTGCCTGAAGAATCTTTTGAATATAAAGTTTGGTTTGTTAAGTCTACCGCAAGTTCACCCTGAACTAAGTCGCCTGCTGCGGGAGCACCTGATCCATTCTTTGTGATAATCGTTGTCGCTGAC